CTGATAAACATCACGCTTGATTCTCTCGACTGGTTCTCGCACAAGAGGCTCGTCCGAAACTATAGGAAGATAATCCTTTTTCTTACCTTTCAAAGGATATGCTGCACTGGTAGAGGCATTGATGCGTCCAATAAAAGGATCATCATCAACACCATTAATAGCCTCCATCATAGTAATTGGACACAAAGAGGAAACACCCCTTTCTCTTAGACCTGAAACAATATGCTGAGTAAGTTCCTTGACAACACGATCTAAAACCTCATAATTAGGAGTTTTATAATCGTTATCCATTTTCAAAACAGCATTATTGTAAGGTGAAGTCCAAACACCATCAACCTTTCCCGGTTGCATCATGGGCTTGTCATACCGAACAGAAGGCTCAAAATTAAACTCATCCTTCAAAAACTTAGCCATCTCAGCTTTCCAAACATTCTCAACAAGTTTAGAATGTCCTTTAACCAAAATGTCTCCACCATGTCTCATGTAATAATCCAAATAATTGATCTTTTCATGCACAAAAGTAGATTTAGGATGAGGAAAAAACTGCTCAAAACATAAGTCTCCCTGCGACAAAACAGGCAATAAGACAGACTGATCTTTCAAATATTTTATTCCTTCCTCAACAGAAACCCGGTAAACAGGCACAGCATGGGCAGTTAAACTACCTGACTCTCCAGCGCCATGAATACCGACAACACGTGAACCACTTTTATCGGTCTTCAAAATAAGAGGATAACCACACAAACCAGGTTTATGGTCATATTCATAAGAAAAAGTCAATGGGGAACAACGCTTCTTGCCAGTAAAAACATCCTTGATCTCCACGAATTCATCACGATAAGCTCTAACAGCTCTATCCTTGAAGAACCCATCATACCAAGTTAAAGGATACTCATCTCCAAAATGCTTCGTTATATTGGAAAACATGGCTTTTTCAATATAAATAAGGGAGACATCATCAGAAATGATATGCACCATATTAGGATCAATTCGCATTATCTTATACTTAGTGAACTCATTAAAATAGCTGTCGGGAGACAACCATAATTCGAAAGAACCTTGAGGAACAACATGCGTATTAATCAAAGCATAATTCGATTCAACACCTAAAATATAAGAAGCATAGGGAACATCACCAGTAGAGATCTTAACCCTACGGATATTTGAAGCAACTCTCATAAAAAGTTGATCGGGCTCCCCCTTGTATACAGCAACAGGGGCAGGCGCAACTCCTATGTTGTAGCCAAATGAGTTCTTGCACTTAAAACGAAAACGACGATCTGTTTCAATATTATCAAGCTCTTCATCTGCAATAATATCCTTGTTAACTGGAACTTCTTCATAAAACCGAGAAACCTGTCCTTCAGAAATTGTATTGACCAACGCCTCAGCAGGAGCTTTGGCTAACTGGATATAATAATTCAACTCATAAAGGAAAGTAACGATTCCAACACCAGAGGCAAAAAACAAAAGATCTCTATCAGTGTTCCTGACAATAAACTTCTTTGCCTTAACTTTAAGAACCTGTGTCTTCTCTTTCAAAAATTCCGAAGCTTTCTCAACCATCATGTCTCTAACAGGTATAATAGCCGCAAAATAGAAAGTCCATTCTACAAAGAACAACAAAAGAAAACAATAAAAACTACGGTGATAAGCAAAAACCATCGCAATTATTATTTGAAACCATTTACTCCAAAAAACATATCGATATCTCAGGAGAAATGGCAATAAACAGGTTAACAAAAAAGTGAAAGCGAAAAGCACTGAATTCACAGAGGCTTTGCGATAAGTCGTTATACGATCCAAATAAGGACTACAAAGAAGTCGGTAAGGTTTAATCTTATCCCTCCAGGTAGGAGTATAAGACATAACTTTAGCAGAGCCAAAGTTCAATTTGGCCTTAACGGAATCATAATAATCTCGAAGACCTTCTGTAACAACTTCAGGAGAATACCCTTTCTCATCATTATTACTCTCATCAACATTGTTCGAAGCATTATTGTCC